GTCAATGATTATGAGCTTTGCTCTAACTCGGTTGTTGAGTAACACAAACCATGAGGTGACTTCACAAAGTGATGGCTTCAGAAAGTTGATGACTAGAATTCAAAGTAATCCGTTGGCAACGTTCGCCCCGCTAGGTGTAGGATGGTTAAGTGCTACATTCGTTGTGAAGTACGAAACTTCATTGGAGAGAATAACCAAGTTAAAAATTCGTGAGGCCTGAGAACACGTTAACAGAGCAGGGGAAGGAGTAACCTAATATTACGAATTTAAGAGAGGAGGACAGTCCATTGGAAACAATGAGGGACTTGAGTTCATTCATTGTCCAACCCTACAGAAGGAAGTACATGAGTAAATACTTCAGCGAGATGTCGAAGGATAACTTGAAACCACTGTGGGATGACAATGTTGCAAGTGTTTTAGAAGAACAGGGCTTCTCGATAATTGAGGCGCCTCGCTCAGTGTATCGAGTCGAGAAGCTATATCAGGCACTTGCCAAGTATGCGCCCAGTAAATCGCCTAAAATCGACATGGATGATCGAGACGTGCAAGTTGGCGTTAGCCTTGCGTATGCTTGTTTTGCGAAGCCGAAGGGCGAGCCAACCTTAGAGTTGTGTTCATTCACACCTGAATACATTCTTAAAATTACATCAAATAAGAGTGGCTCTGCTGGACTAACAGCCTGGGGTGAGCATAAGGTTGATAGTTACATGCGGGCGTACGACCGCGCACTTCAGCAAATTTCCGGTGCAAAGAGACCTGAACCATGTGTTGCGTTTAAGAGGACCCAGTTTAACGATAAGACTAGGTTAGTGTGGGGTTACCCCTATGCCATGACCGCTCTGGAGGGTTTATTTGCACGTCCTTTAATTGAATGGCTAAAACAGGGCCATACTCCGATGGCTTTCGGTAAGTCAACTGGTGTATTAGGCTCGCAACTCAGAGTAGCTGGACGGCACTTTGAGTGGGCATACTCGACAGATGTTAGTTCGTTTGACTCGGCGGTCGGGCAACAGCTAATTAAGTGTGCCTTTAATATTCTGTCAACATGGTTTGATCTGGATGTAGTCGAACCCACTTCTGGTCATAAGTACAGAGAAATTTGGAACATGATCGTCGACTACTTTATTCACACACCAATTGTTATGCCTGATGGTAACATCTATAAAGGTAAACAACATGGTGTGCCCTCTGGTTCATACTTCACACAAGCTATTGATAGCGTGGTCAATACTATTCTTGTGGGTGCAATTTCAGCACACTTCAGTCTCCATGTGAGTAAGGAGAACGTTTTCGTTCTTGGGGATGATATACTCTTTTGGTCGAACAGAAGTGTAAGTCTGGAGCATGTTACGAAGTATGCCAGCACAGTATTTGGCATGACCTTTAACGCGGATAAGTCAGCTAAGTTCCGTTATGATGAGACTATTCATTATCTCGGACGTAATTGGGATAGGGGAGTTCCAACTTTAGATGACGATGAGATACTGAAGCGTATGTCTCAGCCTGAGACCTTTAGGAAGTACGATAAGGTTGAACAGAAGCGTGAGAGGGAGGTCAGGATGTTAATCCTGTCGTACGTAGCCGTTTATCGTAGTGCGTACCATATTTATCTCCGTTGTATGAATTGGCCTCGCCGATACATGTGTACAAACATGGATATTGAAAATTGGGTGTATAGCACGGGAGTGTCACGAGGGCGTGGAAGATTCACCCCGAATGCTGATCACATGAGTGGGCTTCAGCGTTATTTGCAGAAGTATGTGATCAAAGAGCACGGTTCACTGGGGACATTTACACCCATAGCGTTACAATTCTGGAAGTAACAAAGTTTTGATGAGCCACCCCC